TATGAGAACAGCAGCAGGGATGGTAGAAGGAACCAAGGAAGTGTAAAGACTATCGTAAATACGACGCAATAAAACAGAAGGATCGTTGTCCAAGTTATTGACACACCATTTACGTACTTCGGGAAAGTTCTTTTCCTTGAGGTTTTTAATGAGATCATTTACTTTTACATCACTAAAATGTGCCAGTATACCAGTATCTATCTTCCCACCAACAGAGTATCTCTGACACTCATTCAATACTCTTCTCCAATCGGGGAAGTGCTTATTGATAAGCTCTGCTAAAACTTTCTTATCTGCTTCTATTCTTTCTTGGTCTAAAATATCTACTAATCTTCCAAAGAATTTTGCCGCAATTTCTTGTTTAGATTTACCCTGAATACCAAACTCCACCACAGCACATCTCGAATGCAGGGGTTCAATGATTTTATTTTTGTAGTTGCAAGTGAAAATGAATCTACAGTTTTTGGAGAACTCCTCAATACTCGCTCTAAGAAGGAGTTGTACGTCGGGAGTGGTATTGTCTGCTTCATCGATGATGATGACTTTATGCTTTGCCTCAGACGATAAAGAGACCGTTGACGCAAAGTTCTTCGCATTATTCCTAACAGTGTCAAGAAACCTGCCTTCATCCGATCCGTTAATGACATAAGAATCTACACCCAATTGCTTACAAAGTGCTTTAGCAACTGTAGTCTTACCACATCCTGCTGGACCAGCAAGAAGTAGGTTAGGCACTTCACCTTTATTTAGAAATTCTAAGAAAGTTTTCTTAGTCTGTTCTGGTAAAATACAATCTTCAATCTTTTGGGGTCTGTATTTTTCAACCCAAAGAAATTCATCACTCATAAATTAGATCCAATCTGGTTTTCTGGATTCGTCACGTAGATAATTAGATGCAACCCAAGGTTTGCTGCTAATGTAATTTTTGTAAGCAGTAAAAGTGTCAATGCTTGTGTCATGTTTATACTCATCTGGCATTGCACGAGTAAAGGACTCCACCATACAATAACATGTAATTACTTCTCCTGCAAATCTGTGGAATGTTTTCTTTGCCTCAAACAAAGCATCAGCACAACCATGCACTTTACCATAACGATGATTATACTCATCAGATAAAGCACATCCGTGCTGAATTAACCATGCTGTATTGTATATACTATCTGCTGCCCATTGAGTACAAGGATGGTTTCTGAATGCACCCTTAGAGGTCTTGTATGGAGTGCCATCTTTCTTCTTAACTAAATCATTACCCCAATCATAATACCAATGTGAGAAGACAATGGAGAGCATTTGACAGGTCTCCAATGGCATCTTGACCACATGTTTATCAGGCAATGCTTTTGCAGATACAACTGGGTCGGGATTAGTTACAAAGATATTCATCCAATTGTAGAGTCAGGTTCTAGAGCAATATAATAAACCAAATCATGGTTCTTGCTACTAAATCGTGACAAAAGTTTAGATGACACAACTACATTATAAGTACCAGGTAAGATTTTAATATTCTCTACCTTGAAATTGAATGAGAACTCCTTCTCAGTTTCTCCCACTATAATAGAGAAACTATTAGATGTATCATTCTTCTTATCACGCACAAGAACTTTGACCACACCTTCTCCACCTACAACTGCCAAGTCAGGAAGTTGATAGATTGCTGCTGCTTTGAGCAACTTGTCAAGTTGTTCTGTGCTTAATTCAAATGCCACATCTTCACTAGGAAGAGTGATTGGTTTTTCAGGTGGTGTAATGATTACATTAGGATCAGCAAAGTAATACTTTGACCTCATCCTACCTTCTTTAATTACTACATGACCATCGTTAGCAAAATCCAACTCAGGATCATTATGTAATGATAATCCATTAAGGAATTGACTTAAATCATAGATACCAAAATCTTTTGGTGCTTCTTCATCAATAGTAACTTCTGCAAGAATATTCTTCATCACACTTATAGTGCGAAGTTTACTACCTTGCTTGAAAAGAATTGACTGATTAATAGTCGAAAAGTTTTTTAGAAAAGAAAGAGTTTTTTCAGAAAGTTTCATAACCACGGGTCGGAGTTTCATTTAGTTGCCCACTGAAGTGATAAAGTAGGAGTGAATAGTGTAGTGCTTTTAGTATATCACGTTTTGCTTGTCCCTTCTTATCGTAACGACTTAGATACTTGATTGCGTTAGAACGACAGAATGATTCTGCGTCACCAACAGATTCTATAAGGTCAAGTGTCTGGACATTATTATTGTCAGAAGTATAGTGGCCACCATAAGTGGTAGAAATATAATCTTGAAGAGCTTTGATGGACTCATCTTCTTTATATTTTCTAGGATTGTCTGTTTCTATACCAGGTGTTACAGGATCATATCCAGAAGACCCTAAACAATCTCCAGCATAGACTTCAGGTACAGGTAATGTAAAATCAACATTATCAAAATTTGATGTATCTATTGTCACAGAATCCCAAAGAGAGTTATCAACATTGATGTTGAGTTCATCACCCTCAGAAGCAGTGTTACCTGCTCCTACATTAAAAATTTCTTCACTCATTTCATCATCCTCATAAAGTTCGTCATAAAGTAAGCTCCATGAATTAATCATACATCATACCTCCTCTTTTGGCAACTCAACATCAGCATCAACTTTATCATATAGTTCAAGGAATGCTTGCTTAGTGTCATCATCAAATCTGTTTACACATACTTGAATAGACTTCATCTTATCATTGAAGATGCTGTAAGCACGAACAATGTGAACTAATCTACGAGTACTGATAATCTCATCGATACCACCATCATAGAATGTTTTGCGGATGATGTCACCCCAATCAACAAGTCTTGCAATGAAGTCTGTATCTGTGATACCAAGATTAGCAGCAATACCCCCAAGTATTCTTTTCTCTACAGAAGGTGCTGGATAGTCTTGCTCAAAGGTTACAGGGAATCTCTCAAGGAATGCTTCATTAAGTACATTAGTACCAATGAACCTACCATCGTCAGAACCTTTACCCTTTGTGTTTGCAGTTGCAACTACATTGAATCCTACCGCAGGTTCGACAAACCTACCGATTTTTTTGAGGAACAACCCTTTACCTTCAAGTATGGGTTGGAGGCATAAGATTTT